AGGGGGCAGCAACGCTGGTACGGTTCGCATCGTGGCTTTCCACGACTGTGACTTTGCCGTGCGCCACCCCGAGTCGTTCGCGGAGTGCAACGAGATCATCACGACCTAAGAGTGATCGATCTAGCCGCACTAGAAGGAAGCCATCGGGGGCAGCGTTGTGTTGTCCTCGGTGGCGGCCCTGCCTTGGTGGAGGACATCAAGGCGGTGCGGCCTTTGCTATTGCAGGGGGGCGTGTGGATTGGAGTCAATCAGCACGCTCTCCTGCTCTCTCTCGATTACATTGTTTATCAAGATAAAGAACTTTGGCCCTTACTAAAGGGTCACGCTCCGGTTATTTCGCACCATAAAGATGCGTGTGATATTTGGTCTGGGATAGTTCCAGACTTCGGATTCTCTGGCGGTACGGCGGTCTGGATTGCAGGGTTTCTCGGATTCGATGAAATCTATGTCGCAGGATGCGATAACTACATGACCACTCGTCGGTACTGGCATAGCAAATTAGGCGATCTGCGCGTCGAGGATGGAATTTCTAACATCCAAGCGTGGGTTAAGGTTCGGGACTACATGAAAGAGCCTCAAAAGGTTAAAGTCGCCTCTGGCTGTCTTACAAAGGTATTTGCTCCACTATGAAAGTCGAAATGCTCCGCTCCCGTCTCTATAACGGGCAAACCCTAGAGCGAGGTCGAGTGGTAGACGTAGACGATACGTTCGGCAGATGGATGATTAGCCGAGGCATGGCGGCTCCCTACGCCAAGCCCTCTTTCCTAGATGACGTATTCCAAGAGCCGGAGAAAAAGCGTGGACGACCGCGCAAAGGAGATTGAGAAATACAGGAACGTCTATAGTCGTTATTCGCACTATGCGATGAGCGACGATAGGCTATTCCCTGTTATGGCTGCATTAAAGGGCTATACAGGGGATTTGCTAGACGTATCCTGTGGCAGGGGGGAGTTGCTTCGAGCAGCGGCTAATACAGACTTTACGTCAGTTACAGGAACCGAGGCAGTCCCCGAATTATGCGGCGGTAATATCCACCAAGCGGTCATTACTGACTTGCCTTTTAGGGATAAGTCATTCGACGTAGTGACCTGTATCGACGTTATCGAGCATATCCTAGAACCGGACATCATCCCTGCCCTAAAGGAATTAGAGCGGGTCTGCCGGGGGGTCGTCATTATCGCGGCTGCGGATTACCCGACCTATTGGGACGGGGTAAACCTCCATCCCTCTGCGCGGCCTTATCAAGAGTGGGATCGGCTTTTCACGGCGACCTTTAGCGGCAAGGTTAGACGGCTCGGGCCAACCTCGACTAGCGAAATGTGGAGCGTGACGTATGGCGTTTGAAACTGATTTCGACCGCCGATCAATGTTCGCGCAACAGAAAATTGCCTCGGGTTGGGATATGGCGACCTTGTTTAGCGATGCTGCTATCTCGTTCGCTTATAAGCGCAAGAGAACCTCGTATAACTTGAAAGGCATTTTCGACGATTCCTACCAAGGGGTGCAGGTTGCGGAGGCAGAATTCGCTAGTACGCAGCCGGTTATCATGCTTCCGACCAAGGCTCTACCGATAGAGCCTGTAGAGGGCGATAAGGTCATCATAGAGTGCCAAGCCTATACCGTTAGGAATTTCAAATCTGACGGCACAGGCGTGACGACTCTCGTTCTACAAGAATCTACCGAACTGGACGCTCCCTAATGGACAAGTGGCTAAAAAGCATTGTCGATCTCGGGGATACACAATTCGGCTCGGAAGCGATTTATAAAAATAGGAAGTCGCGGTACAAGATCACAGGCATTTTCGACGAACCCTATCAAGGCGTAGATGTAGCCGAAGTAGAGTTCGCAAGTGCAACGCCTATGTTCACGATCCCGACCGCTGCATTACCGTGCAGACCGGAATACGGCGATCTTCTTTTAATAGATTGCGAAGAATACAAAGTAAGAAATTTCAAAGCAGACGGAACTGGCGTAACAGTTTTACAACTTGAATTCTTAACCAAGTACGAAGAAGCGGTAGTTAATAACATCTTGCTAGAGAACGGTGCAAACTTGCTCACCGAAGCCGGTGCATATCTGATACAGGAAACTGGAAACATCTAATGGCACACGCACGAACGCAAATTAGAGATGAGGTCGTTTCTATACTTACGACCGCTGCCGTAGCAAATACGATTTCGGCTTCGCGTGTTTATCCGATACCACCCGATACGGTTTCGATGGCTTTGATTTATACGAATACAGATTCCGTTACAACCACAACCCTAACGTATCCACGAAAATTTGATCGCGACTTGATCTTGACCGTAGAGGTCGTGGCTAGGGATTCGGACTATCTAAACGACCGGCTTGATCGTTTATGCGAGTCGGTCGAGAACGCTATTGGCGCGAATCACACGCTTAATGGCAAGGCAAAGGATTGTATCTTAACGGATACACAAATAACGCTAGACTTTAACGGCGATGCACCGATAGGGTCTGCGAGGATGCAGTTCCGCGTGTCTTACCGGACTGCGGAGACAGACGCAGGAACTATTATCAGTTGAGGTATTAAATATGGCTAATCATCATGGCTCTGAAGGAATTGTTCGCATCGGCGCAAATAACGTCGGCGAGGTAACCGGCTTCTCATTTACCGCTACGGCTGAATACGCCGAAGATACAACGCTCGCCGATACAGCAAAGACGTATAACGTAACTGCAATCACATCGTGGAACGGCTCTGTTACGGCTTTTTGGGATGAGGCTGATACGAACGGGCAACTCGCCTTTGTTACGGGTGCAAACGTGGATTTGAAGTTGTACCCCGAGGGCGTAGTGAATCCAGACACTTACTATTATGGAAACGCTTTGGTTACGGAAATAACGCGCAACGTGCAGCGCGGTGCTATTACTGAGATCACTTTTAACTTTATTGGCAACGGTGTATTGACCACCGGCACGGCAGCATAAGGAGACTACAATGGCAAATCATCATGGTTCTGAGGGACTTGTTCGAGTTGGGTCAACCACCGTTGCCGAGGTGACGGGGTTTTCTTTCACTCTGACGGCTGAGTACGCCGAGGATACGACCCTCGCGGATACGGCTAAGACGTATAACGTTACCGCCATTACTTCATGGAATGGCTCGGTAACGGCTTTCTGGGACGAAACGGATACGAGCGGACAAGTCGCTTTGGCTCCGGGTGCAAACGTATCGCTCGTACTCGCCCCAGAGGGTATAGACTCGGGTGATACCCGTTATAGCGGCAACGCTCTAGTTACCGAGATCACCCGTAACGTGCAGCGTGGCGCGATCACGGAAATCACTTTCAACTTTATTGGTAACGGCGCACTCACGGCGGCAACTTCTTAATAGAGGGTTTTTATGAACTGGAAAGAACAGGCGAAATCGCAATTCGCTGAACGGCGCAAGCCCGAGACGTTAGTTGCGATACCTGTACCGGCTTGGAATACCACCGTGTATTTCTGGCCCGACATGACGCTTTCCGAGCGTCGTGAAATCTTTATGCTTGCTAAGCAAAAGGGCGATGAAACTATCCTCGACCTAGAGGCTATGGCGATCACGCTTATAGTTAGAGCAAGAGATAAAGAAGGTAAGAGGCTTTTTAGTAAAGCCGAACGCATGGAGTTGATGAACGAATACGATCCAGAGGTTATTACTCAGATCGTTTCGGCTATGAACTCTCCAGTTCCAAGTGTTGAGGATGCCGAAAAAAACTGATCGAGGACGGGCAACTTAGGGCGATTTACGCTTTATCGTTACGGTTGAACGTCCTCCCAGATCAGATTTTTGAAATGACCGAAAGCGACTTCTACCATCTACTTGCCGCGTGTAAGTTAGAGGCAGATGACCAGGAGCGAGCATGGCGCAAGCACAAGTAACCATTACCGCAGTCGACAAGACGCAGAACGCAATCAATTCTGCGATGCGTGGACTAAAAGGTATTGGAGACCAAGCCTCTTTGCTTAAAAGGGCATTTGCTGGAATAGGTGTGGCAGCCGTTGGTCAATTTCTAACTAGAACTGCGTCTGCCGCAATTCAGTACGGAGACGAGATCGCAAAGGCTACTGCAAAGTCCGGTATCGCAGCAGAAGCCTTCTCTAGTCTTGCCTATGCCGCTAAACAATCTGACATTGATCTTAACTCCCTATCTACCGCTTTGCGAAAAATGCAGATCGCATTGTCTGAAGCCAGTAGCGGGGGCAAGTCTCAGAAAGAAGCACTCGACGCATTAGGGCTTTCTCTTAAAGAAATACAGGCTTTAAATCCAGATAGGCAATTCGAGTTAATCGCGGATCGTATTAGTATGCTTACCGATCCAGCAGATCGGGCTAGAGCGGCAACTGAGTTGTTTGGCAAGGCTGGCGCTGATCTTCTCCCGATGTTTGAGTCTGGCGCGGAAGGTATACGAGCGGCAAGAGAAGAAGCAGAAAGATTAGGTGCCGTTTTATCTACGGAACAGGCTCAAGCATTAGCACAGGCCGATGATGCAATAAAAAGATTAGGGCAAAGTTATGATGCTTTTGCCACAATATTGATTGCTAAAGTTGCTCCAGCATTAACTAAATTTTTCGACGTCCTATCCGGCCAGACAGGAGCCATGACCTTAATTCCTGGCTTTACTGAAAAAGCATTAGGGGCGAAGATTGGTCCGACAAGATCGCCTCAAGAAATTGCAGCGGCTAATGCTGCATTTGCTAATGCACAAAAAAATATGTCTTTGCCGGGATTCAAAGATTCCGAGGCCGCTAAAAAAGAAGCCACTAGAATTGCAAAAGAAGCGCAACAAGCCTTTGATTC